TCCAGCAATTGCAGATCACTACGTCGTCGCTTACGAGACAGCTTGGAGTCACCTCGTTCAACAGATGGAGTCCCGTCTCCTCGACAAAGCCAAGGTCAAACCCGCAGAGGGCGCAGCCACTCGGTTCAATCAGTTCGCCAAGCGTTCCATGCAGGCCGTCACGACCCGTGCCGCCGCTACCGCGCAGGGTGCAGATTCAACCCTTCCTGTCCGTTGGGCGTACAGTTCAGTTTATGACGATTCCACCACATTCGATGCCTGGGACTCAACTTTCCTAGGTTCGGTTGTCCTCCCAACTTCGGAGACCGTGCAGGCACAGGCTTACGCTTGGAACCGCACCGTTGACAGCATCCTTCTGGCTGCTCTCGTCGGAAACGGCTACCAGACCAGCGCCTATAGTGGCACCGGCTTCGGCGGCTCGACCATGATTGCAGGCGGGGGCGTTGCTCCTTCCATCAGCACGGTTGCCTTCGATTACGCCAACCAGGCCATTGCAAAGGACTACGTTCCTTTCAGCGGTTCGGCTGTGTCTTCGGGAATGACCATCGCCAAGATTCGCCGCGCCAAGCGTAAGCTCGACGCAGCCGAAGTCCCAAGCGAGGGCCGTTGCCTTGCACTCGGTGCCAAGGAGCTTGAGGATTTGCTCGCCACGACTGAGGTAACGAACACTCTTTATTCGAGTGTCCGCGCCCTCACCGACGGTGATGTGAATCACTTCCTCGGCTTCGACATCGTGCGTACGGAGTTGCTGCCTTGGTTCAAGTCTGCAGACAACACCTACAACAACGCGACTGACGTTGCTTCTACCGGCCTTCGCACCGCGATTTGTTGGCAGAAAGACATGGTGGGCATCATCAATGGCGGCAAAAAGGCCTTCATGGATGTGCTTCCGACCCAGAGCCATGCGCTTCAGATCCGCACGACCAGCGTTCTCGGTGCCGCTCGTCTCCAAGAGGCCGGCGTCGTCGCCATCGTCTCCGACAGCGCAGCCTAAGTCATCACTTGATCGGGGGCGCTCCTTCACGGGGGCGCTCCCTTTCTTTTTTACAGAATCATGGACGCCATCACCATTTCTAACCTGGCCCTCGTTAAAATCGGGTCTCAGGTCATTATCAGCTTCAACGATGGAACAACGCCAAGCAGGCTATGCAGCCTGCTATATCCTGTCACGGTTAAGGAGGTTATACGCCTCAATGATTGGTCATGGGCCAAGGGAACGGCAACCCTGACGCAAACAGCAACCGCACCAGCATTGGATTGGGCTTATTCCTACGCCCTTCCAACCGATTTTTCCCGCATTATGGAAGTCAATGACTTCGGCGGCTCCTCTCCTCATTCTCCCTTTGAGATCATGGGCGAGTATCTGTATTCGGATGACTCGACGCAGAGCATCAGCTACATCAAGACCGTCACCGATCCTAACCTCTTTGATGATCTAGCCGTTAGCGTCATCACGACACGGCTTGCCCAACAGCTTGCCCGTCCCCTGGGCGGGAATGATGCCCTGGAGCAACGCCTCGGCGGGGAGTTTAGGCAGCTTCTTGGGGAGGCCAAGAGGATTGACGCGACCTCCAGTTACCCGCGCAGGAAGCCGGCCTACTTGGACAGCGATTTGGTGAACGCCCGATACGCCGGCTAGGAAAGGCATGAGTAACCAACTCATCAGTAATTTTAATTCGGGAGAATTATCTCCATTGATGGAGGCCCGTTCCTCCATTGAGAAATACCGCAACGGATGTCGCAAGCTGGAGAACTTCACCATCACGCCGTACGGCCCGATCAACAGGAGGCCCGGCACTCAGTATCTCGGAGCAGCAAAGTCATCCTCCACTCGGTGCCGGCTGATCGGTCTGAACCTCTCGGACAGCAACCGCTATGTGGCAGAGGTCGGCGTCGGCTACATCCGCTTCTGGCAGGATGGGAACCCACTTTTAAACGGAGCATCGCCTGTTGAAGCTGTCGGGGTAGATTACCTTGGCAACCTCACGGGAACGACTCCCCACCCTTACAAGGAGGCCGACTTGCGCGGCATTTCCGTCGTGAGCGTCAACAACGTCGTGTATCTCGCCCATGCCTCTTATCCCCCCATGAGGCTGAGTAGGTACTCGGACACCAACTGGACGATTGGAGAGGTGGCTTGGAAATGGCCGGCCATGACCAGCGTCAACACCTCCAGCATCACGATCACCCCTAGCGCCACGACAGGGAGCGCGATCACGCTGTCAGCTAAAGACATTGCAGGGGCCGCTACGGGTCTCTTCCGTAACGACGCTTCAGTAGGGGGCGCTCCTGCTATTACGCATATCGGGAGTTACTGGCAGATCAGCCACCCGAACCCTTCACAGAACATCACGGCCAACATCACGGGCAACAGCACCAGCGCCTCCATAGCGGTCTATGGGAACTGGAGCATCACAACCTGGAACTACTGGACGGCCACGATCACCCTTGAAGTCAGTAACGACAATGTGATTTTCACGACGCTCCGAACCTACAAGTCAACCTGTGATGGCAACTTCACCAGCGCCGGCGTCAGTATCGGCTTGCAGTATTTCCGCATCGTGATCTCTGGATGGGCGGCAAATGCCGCAGGAACACCCAACCCGAACGGCATCAACGCAAGGGTGATGTTCAACCCTATCGACGCCATGCTTCCGGGCGTGGTCAAGATCACGGGGGTATCTGGTACGGCTACGGTCACGAACGGGTTCAGCTACTACCCAACCGCTACCGCTACCGTGGTTTCCACTCTCTCGGCCACGACGGCAACGGCTGTCTGGTACGAAGGAGCTTTCTCGGCAATCCAGGGCTACCCCAACGTGAACACGCTCCATGAGAGCAGGATTGTCTATGGCGGCACCTCGTCACTTCCTACAAGTATCTGGGGGTCTCGCGTGAACGACTTCCAGAACTTCAGACAGGGGGCCTTGGATAGTGATTCCTTCCTCTTCAATTTGGCTTCCAATACCGGGGGGCGCATTCAATGGATGCTCTCCAAGCAGGCGCTTCTTATCGGGACGGCTCAAGACGAATGGTATATCTCCTCGACGGGAACCAATACCCCCCTCACCCCCTCCAATGTCATCGCAGCCAAGCAATCCCACTACGGGAGCGCCGGCATTCCAGCCCTCATCATCAACGATACGATTCTGTATGTGCAGCGGATGTCTCGGAAGATTCGGGAGTTTATCTACACCTGGCAGAGCCAGACATGGGTATCTAGTGATCTGACCGCCCTCGCGGAGCAGTCCACACGGAACCTCATCGTGGAAAGCACCTACCAGAGAGCGCCCGACGCTATCTATTGGTTTGTGAGGGGGGATGGTCAGTTGGTCAGCATGACCTATGAGCGTGAGCAGCAAGTGACGGGGTTTTCTCGGCACCTGACAGACGGCCTCTTTGAAAGTGTTGCCTGCATCAACGGCCAGAACAATGAAGATGAGGTCTATGTGTCGGTTTTACGCAACGTAGGCGGGGTTAGTGTCCGATACATCGAACGGCTCGCTACAGGGCAACGTGACGCCTTGGACAACGCAACCAAGGCCGCTTGGTGGTATGTCGATTGCGGCAAGAGTCAGACTTTCGGAAGCCCGACCAAGACGATTGCGGGTCTCTCTCATCTCAACGGCAAGACTGTCCAAGTCTGGGCAGACAGCGCCGTGGGGAACGTGGCCCTCAATCCCTCTACCGGCACGGCCTACACGGTGACGGGGGGCAGCATTACCTTGCAGATTGCGTCAACTAATGTGCTGGTCGGCCTCCCCTACACCTCGACGGTTTGCCCGGAGCGGGTAGCCATTGATCTTCAAGACGGATCTAGCCAAGGCAGGAAGCAGAACATCAGCCGCGCCAACGTGAAGGTTTATAACTCCCTTGCCGGCGAGATCAGCGCAGACGCCTTGACGTGGACGCCTCTTCTCACTCGTAGGATCAGCGACAACATGGACGCCTCCCCTCCAGCATACAACGGATGGCAGAGATCCTATGTCGCCAGCAGCTACGACGATTTTGCCGACATCTACATTCGGCAGACATTGCCGGTGCCGCTTTCAATCTGCGCTATCGCCCTGGATTGGGAGGCGACGGAGCAGGGTTAGTGGACGATAGTGACAGGGACGGGAACGACAGGGATTGGATGGTAGGGAGTAACAACCGTGCTTAGCGCTGAAGCGGAGTTGATGGCGTTGACGACTGACGCCGTTTGCTGGATGGATTGAATTGAAGCAGCTGCGGCTTGGTTCTTAGCGTCCATGTCCCGAATCTGTTGCCGGTTGTTTGCTGATGTTTGGTCTAAGCCTGATATAATTTGAGCCTTCAGCGCTTCTAGATCACTTGCCATCACGCTTCCCGCCATAAGTAATAGAACCGCAAGCAATGTTTTCATAGGTACAACTTCCATCCGCACAAAAGAGTTGTCAAGGAAGGATGTTTCAGCCTTGACCTAATATCGTTCGTATAATATCACTACTTGTGATGTTATCTTGCGCCGAGAAACCCCCCGCTAAATCTATTTCCCATAAGGAGAAGATGGACATCTTGGAGGCTGAAGTTGCCGCAATGCCTCAAGGTTACGCCCCTCTAGTTCATCGCTTTACTCCCGGATTGTATATCCGTGAAATCTTTATGCCGGCGGGGTCAATCGTCACCTCAAGGAGACACCTCACCACTCACCCCTTTGTCATTTCCCAAGGCTCAGTAGAGGTAATCTGTGAGAGCGGAGCCAAGCAGACATTCGACGCCCCTTACTCTGGCATCACTCAGGCCGGCACCCGTAGGGCGCTGAATGTCTTGGAAGATACCATTTGGACAACCTTCCATGTCACCGACAAGACAGACCCCATCGAGATTGAAAACGAGATTACAGAATGCAACAACCCCCTCCTCCCAGAAGGCTTTAAGCAGGCTTACTTAGGCAAGGAAACCGACCTTTTGCTTAAATGAGTAGCGCCGTTGCCATAGGGGTATCTGTTGTTGCCATTGGGGTTTCAGCGGCAGGAACAGGGATTTCCTTGTATGGATCATCTCAAGCGGCGGCGGCAACAAAGGGCGCAGCCGCCTCTAACGCCTACATCTCCAAGATGACGGCAAAGGCAGAGGCCCAAGCGGCAGTCTATGCCAATGAGTTAAACTATCAGACGGCGATGGCTCAGAGCCAGCAGCAGGCCAATAACGCAATCATCCTTCACCACTACGCCGGCAGTCTTCAGCAGCAAGGCAACGAGGCAATCAACCGCATGACGGCCAACCAGGCCGCGCAAACTTCATCCATGAGGGCGGCTTACGGGGCTTCTGGCGTCACAGCTGATTCGGGCGCGCCCCTTCAAGTGGCCGCTTATAAGGCCGGCAACGACCAACTTTCTAGGATGGACACCCATTATACGGTCGGCCTCCAGGCCCTTGATAAAGACTACCAGGGAACAATGGCGACATATCAGAGTCAGCTTACCGCCGAGACAGCGCAACAATACAAATACGCCGAGCAGATGGCGCAATGGAAGGGGCAGGCCGGCATCGTCGGAGCCGATGTGCAGCAGCAGAACGCAAACGCAATGGCAAACGCCCAAATGGTAAGCGCCTATGGTAGCGCGGTCAGTCAAGTGGGATCATCTATCTCCTCCGCAGCAGGCAACTACCGATCAATGGGCGGTCAGTTCGGGGGAACCGGCAACTTCTGGAACACTTAATTTATGGCAGCTATCCCGTTAAGCGAAGTCCCTAACGCCCCGTCAGCAGGGCAACCCGCTCTTCAGCAAGTCTCTGGATCGGGAGATACCACTTATCGTCAGATTCAAAGTGATATTCGGGAGGGTGGGAGGGATTTAATGCAGAACCTCGACCAAGTAGCGGCACCCGGAAAGGCGATTGCAAGAATGGGAGAGGGAATCGCGCAAGCAGGCAATGACATTGGTAAGATCGGGGGGCAAGTAGCGGAAGGAGTAAAGGCGCAGGCGGCGGCCACGTTCACCAACAACTACACCATTGCCAAGAACGCCTTTGACGAAAGCCTCAAGGGAGTTGACCCGAACAGCTACGCACAGAAGCAGATTCAGTTTAACCAAAGCTATAATCAGACGATTCTTGGCGGCATTAGCGAATGGGGGCAAAGGCTGATTGCCCCTGACGTAGAGAGGAGGAAGGCAATGGATTTAGCGGCGATTGGCATTAAGGCCCATGTACAGCAGAATGAGACAAATATGTATGATCGTTTCACCGCCATACAAAACTTGGTCAATGCAGGCAATTTTGACGGGGCAAGAAAAGTCAACGATGACGCCAAGGTGCAGGGATTTTTTGACCCCAAGGCATACACAGGCCAACGCGAATACATTGAGGGGTCACGCCAAAAGGGAATCATCACCGACTGGACAAACGGGAATCCTCACGACGCCCAAGAAAAGATCCAGTGGGCGATTGACAACAATAAGCAACTGCCAGGGTTGGAAAAGATTTCCGTTGATGAGTTAAAGGCGTTCAAGAACACATCCATTCAAGTTGGAGACAAGCAGGACGGTGACTCATACAAGGCCCTTTTTGCGGTAGTTGAAGACCCTAAAACGCGTCCACAGACCATCGCCCAACTGGAATCCGACCGTCGCTTTGATTGGCTTAGTGACGATAAAAAACAGGCCGTAAGAGATCAATTTTTAGAGAAGGCAAAGATCACCGATCCTTCTGTGGTGCAGGCTGCAATGGACGCCAAGCAAGCCATTCACGACTTCAACCCCACTAACGACGCTCGCCCCTACCAAAGTGAGCAGCAACTCTACCAAATGCTTGCCGGCGTACCGAAAGCGCAAAGGGCGCAGCTCGGAGAGATGATCGAAGACAAGATGAAGGCTTGGCTTGGAGGCGGTGGAGTCCTTCCCGCAGAGAAGCTAGTCAACGGACAGATTAAGTCTGAGATTATCACAATGGGTAAGGCCGGCCTTCTTGGTGGAGACTCGACAGACCCTGTTTCCATTGATCGCCGCACCCACGATATTGAGACGGCCTTTAACGCCGCTTGGGCAGACCCAAAACAAAGGGGCAATGGAAGCCTCAAAGACGCCCGTCAAATCATCGACACCCTGACCCAGAAGAACCAATGGGGGGCCGGCGCAAGCGAAGGGCTGAACAACAAGCCTTCTGGATTCCAGAAGGTCAAAGCGTGGTTTGGGGTAAGCAATGATACGATGGATTTCATTAAACAACAGGAAGGCTTTACTCGCGCCGCCTATACCGACTCCGACAAGGACACGGGATCAATCGGGTATGGAACGCACTCAAAGCCAGGAGAGAAGACCATCACCGAGCAGGAGGCGACATCACGACTAGCGCAGGAGCTTTCCACGCATGAGCAGAATGTCACCAAGGCGGCTTCCACGGTTGGGTTGAACCTAACCCCATCGCAGAAGACGGCGCTCGTCTCGTTTGATTTCAACACGGGGGCCGGCGCAAAGGTCATCCAAGAGACAGGCGGGGATATGAAATCCTTGGTCTCCAAAATAGCTGAATACAAGTACGCCACGGTTAAGGGAGAGAAGAAGGCATTACTCGTCAACCGACGCAACGCAGAGATTTCCCTCCTTAACTCCTAATTCATGTCTGAACCACTCGACGCCGTTGCTGATCCAGCAACCTCCACTCCCTTTAATCCCTCAGACATTCCAGAGGCTAAAGCCGATCAGTCCGTGGCGGCGACAACATCGCCTACTCTCACGCCCTCCCCTACACCTACACCCGTACCAGGGACGCCGGCAGCACCCCTTAACAGGGCCGCAATGGATGAGCAATCCATGCAGCAGCTTCAAGAGTTGCCTGACACCAAGCGCACGGTAGCGAATGCCAAGGCCATGCTCTATGATCGTGAGGGCTTCGGGGGCAAGGCTCCCCAAGCTCTCTTGGCTTCCAAGGGTAAAGAAGACCCTCAACTGCATCGTGACGGCACGGCGGCGGTTGCCGGTATGTCTGCCCTCCTTGGCCTACCTTCCGAGACGGTTGCCGAAAACTTCACTCAGTATCAGAACAAGGTAGAAGGCGCTATGGGATGGGATCATTCCCCTAATGTGGGAGGATTCGCCAACAACCTAGCCACTCACTTCAAGACTCAGGACGCCCAACAGGAGGCGGTAGTGAACCTTCAGAAGACGGCTATTGCTGACAGCGTAGGGAACAAGAACCCGCTCCAGGCTTTTACGGAATGGAAGGACTCCCACGCCGACGCACTCAAGGGGATGCCAGAGACCCAGCAGCTTCAGACCTTTCAAGGCGTATGGGCCGGCACCCAGAAGGAGTTTAACACCCCGGAAGGGCGACTCGCGCAGGAGATCGTCAACGCAGTT